CGGATGACTTTCCGGCTATTGCAAAAGATGATGCTGAAAGAGGAGATGGCGATCCTCGCTGGAAACGCCTCGCTGATGCTGGGTACCCCAGCGACCCCGACCCTGTCGGCATCAGGCAGCGGTGCTATCCTGCCCGCTGGAACGTATTTCGTCAAGGTTGTGGCCCTGACCCTCGAAGGCTATCAGAATTCCAGCGTGGCGGCCGGCGTTGCCACAACCAAGACCATCACCGGCGTCGACAACAAGACCTTCGCGCTCAACGGTGGCTCATCGAACATCAGCGGTGAGGCGAGCCAGGCAGTAACACTCGGCCAGACCTTGTTTTGCAGCGTCGCCCCGATCATGGGCGCCGTCGCCTATGCCTGGTACGTCTCGGCCTCGACCGGAACCGAGACATTGCAGGCGATCACGACGATCAACAGTCTCGCTGTTTCGGCGCCGCTCAGTACCGGAAACCAACCTCAAACCGCGATTACAGGGGATAGTTCGGCCAATCCGAACTATGCTTATAACGGCCTGCTGACGACCGCGCTCATGGCCGGCTCGAACGCCTACGTCAACACTTTGTCGACCGGCACCCCGGGAACCGGCACAACCTTGACGCCCTCGGGCCGGGGCTCGGTGGTCGAAATCGACACAATGTTCCAGACGATGTGGAACAATTTCGAGCTGTCGCCGACCGTCCTTTACGTAAATTCTCAGGAGCTGAAGAACATCACCACCAAAGTGCTGTCGAACAGCTCCGGGCCGCTTCTGCGTTACGACACTCCCGCCGACGGAAGCGAGGGCGAGTATCAGCTGACGGCGTCCGGGACGGTGCAATTCTACTACAATCCGTTCGCGATCTATGGCGGGTTGCGCATCCCGATTAGAATTCACCCGCGCGTCCCGCCCGGCACGATCATCGGCTGGGCCGAGAACCTGCCGATCCAGTATCAGTCGAACGAAGTGCCTAACGTGGCCGAGGTCAAGACCCGGCAGGATTACTATCAGATCGACTGGCCGATCGTCACACGCCAGCGCCAAGTCGGTGTCTACGCCGAAGAGGTGCTGGCCGTCTATGCTCCGTTCGCAATGGGCGTCATCACCAACATCACCAACGGCTGACCGACTTGTCCGACCTGATAGCGCTTCGGGCCATGTTCGGCCAGGACGAGGCCAATCACGGGACCGTGCGCTATCGCGTCGGACTGGACGGCTTGGTTCTCGTGCCGCCCGAGGTTGCAGTTAGCTTGGTCAATAATGGTGGGTTTGCTGTGGTAAAACCGATTGCAATGGGGCCATCGAAGCCGCGACCGGGCGATCTGCCGTGTAACGCTCTGGTGCGATTGCATCATGATACCGCAGGCGCTTGCAGTTACGACGGCAGTCAATATCGAGCCGATAAGAATGGGGACTTTCTTGTACCGGCCGAGGCGGTAGCGGATCTGACGGCGCACGGTTTTTTCCCGTCAGGCCGGGACAAACGCGACAAGAGCGAGCATTCAAACCCTTAAAAGCAACGCCCTAGGGGCGAACCGCTAAAAACCTGCGCTTGCTCGGGAGTACGACAATGTCGAGGATCGACGAGGCTGTCTACGTCGATATCGTGCGCCAGGCGATCAAAGCGATTAATCCGACGATCGCCGACGCTGCAATGGCCCATGGGTGGCCTGCAGCACTCGACGCCGTCAGCACGATTTTGATGTCGCTGCTGATCGCTGCGGTTGGCGCTGACGAGGCGCGCGCGGCTTGCGGCAAGATGTACGAAGATGTCGCCCGGCTCGAGCGCGCGTGGGCGCCGGTTGTAGCTCGGGCGATGGATGAAGTGCCCGGAGGGCGAGCCTGATGGCATATGGCGACTTGACGACTTTGGCCGATGTCAAGGCGTGGCTACAAACCGGGCAAAGCGCCTTTCCCCCGACCGACGACGTGCTGTTGACGAGGCTGATTACCGCTGCGAGCCAATACATACAGACTTGGCTGAACCGTCGCATTGCCGTTGCCGACTATCTGGAAGTGCGTGATGGGACCGGCGGCCAGCGCCTTCAATTTGGCTGCTTTCCGGTCTGCGCCGTTTTATCGCTAACCATAGACGGTATCGCGATCCCGCCTGCGCCACCGCCTTCACCCAGCACTGGCTTGACGGCTGGCTATCTGTTTTCGTCGACGGAGTTAGCTGTCCGCGGCTATTTCTTCACCCGCCGAGTGCAGAATGTCGCCTTTTCGTACACAGCCGGTTATATGACGACGCCCCCGGAGATCGCCCAGGCCTGCATCGAGCTTGCGGCCCTTCGCTATCGCGAGCGAACGCGGATTGGTGAAGTTTCGAAGACAGTCGGCAGCGGCGAGACAGTCAGCTACTCGCAAAAGGATATCAGCGCACCGATCTCGACATTGCTTCAGCAATATCGAGTTGTAGCCCCCGTTGCCGCCTATTCGGTGATAATGGCGCCGACCGCAACCGATCCGGCGATTGTCGCGGGCGTATTGTGATTTCTACTAAACTGATCGGCAATGACGCGGCGCTCGATCGTCTGAACACGATCAGAGACGCCGCTAACCAGGGAGTAGCGCGAGCGATCGCCAAGCTCGGCGCCGATCTGCGAAATAGTATTCAGCAGAACAAGTTGAGCGGCCAAGTTTTGCATGCTCGCAGCGGAGCGCTTAAACAAAGCATCTCTGTTCGGGTGGATCGAAGCGCCACAACGGTCAGCGCGACCGTTTTCAGCGATCTCGACTATGCCGCAGCGCAGGAATACGGGTTCAGCGGCACAGTCGACGTACGGGCAAGCCTGCGCCAGATCAAGGAAGCATTTGGCCATCCGATCGCCGCCCAGACAATAGGGATTGCCGCACATAGTCGGCGAATGGATCTGCCCGAACGTTCGTTTTTGCGCTCGGCACTTGATGATCTGACTCCAGATATCAGCGCCGGCGTCGCGGATGCGTTGCGCGAGGCGTTGGACTAATGATCGAACGTGAACTGATTTATTCGGCGCTTTGGGCTTTAGCTTCGCGCGCGTGGTCCTTTGCCAGCGCCAATCGCCGCCTACGGCATTGGTCCGACGTGTCGCCGGCCGAACAGCCGGCTCTGTTTATGAGCGAAAAGGGCGGGTACGCCGCTGTCAAGGCGTTGGGCGCACCGATCGTCTGGACGCTGTACGCTGATTTCTACATTTACGTACATGCGAGCGATCCCTACGCAGCGCCGGCGGCGATCCTCAATCCGCTGCTTGATTCGCTCGAACGCGCTTTGGCGCCGGCGCCGGCAACCGGGATCCAGAATCTGGGGCTGCCTCAATTGGTTCAGCACACTTATATCGCCGGCAAGATAGAAACCGATGAAGGCGTGCTCGGGGACCAGGCGATCGCGATCGTTCCAGTCGAGATCCTGTGTCTGTGAAGGCGCGCGCTACCAGGACACCGGATATTTCTATCCTCCAGGCCGGCGCCGTCACAACTGGGTTCTCGTCGATGGGGCTCATTGGATGCGCTGAGCCGGTGCCGGTGCCGAGGTGCTGAATGCCCTTAATGGCCAGACGCATTTCGCAGACATTGGACCGGCAACTGCGGTTGCGGCGCCCAAGAACGACGATTTTCACGCTTCGATAGTGCGCGGGATCGAAACGGTCTTAATCACCGGTACCGCCATATCCCACACCCGGGCTAGCATCCGCCAAAACCTCCGCGTCCCCGCTGCCAAGGCGATACGGGCCATGGTCTATCGCGGAGCTGCCGGTCTCAAAAAGGAATTCGACGACATGAGCGACGATCGCGAAGCCGCACCGGTCCTGGCGCAGTCGCCCGGCCAAACCGACGACCAGCTTGGTGAGTTGATTGAGCGCTGGTGGATGGATCATTTTCCCGGCTCGGCTGTCGCGCGCGACACCGCGGCCTGGAATGCGGCCCATGCTGCCAAGGAAGCGTTGAAACGGCTGTTGGTACACCTCCAGCACCTGCCCCAGGCGACCGCCCGCGTCGAGGACAACGATTTGCAAGGGAGTATTTAAAATGCAGCTCAGCTTCGGCTCAGGTGCGCTTTGGGGCGAGCGCACAGACGTTACCGGCTCGGGGATCGGCCCGCGCCAGTTCGGTGTGCTCCAAGACATCCAGATCGATTTCGACTGGACCGACAAGGAGCTCTACGGCCAGTTGCAGTTTCCAGTGGCGATTGCCCGTGGTCAAGGAAAAATCAGCGGCAAGGCAAAGTTTGCGCAGATTATTGGCCTATTGTACACCGATATCTTCTTCGGAGTAACGGCGGCAACGGGCCAATTTGCCGTCTCGGAATTCGAAGCCGCCATCGTCCCCGCGGTAACCCCCTTCACGGCAACAGTGGCCAACGCATCTAGTTATAATGACGATTTGGGGGTCATTTATGCCGCTACCGGCAAACGTTTCAATCGAGTAACGACCCCCTCCGCAGCGGGTCAGTACTCAGTCAATTTCGCCACCGGTGTCTATACCTTCTCGGCGGCCGATGCGAACGCGGCGCTTCTGATTTCATACACCTACAACGTTACGACCAGTGGCAATAAGCTGACCTTGACCAATCAATTGATGGGAACGACGCCGACCTTCAAGGCAACATTTTATACCATGTATAGCGGTCAAGGCACAGCGTTGCGGCTGAATGCCTGTACAGCGAACAAGCTGTCGACGCCGACTAAAATCGATGATTGGACGATCAGCGAACTCGACTTTATGGCTTTTGCCGATGCGTCGGGGACAATCGGCTATCTGAGCACGGTTGAATGATGATGGCGGCCGTCTGCAGCCTGCCGGCGATCGATGGGGGCGGAACGTGATCTCCGGGATAACAGTCACGATGGGCGGGCGCGATTGGACCGTTCCACCCCTGACCTTGGGCCAATTGCGGCTGCTGATGCCAAAGGTCCGCCAGCTTTCCGAAATCGGCGCCCAGATGGGCGAAACGCAGATTGCGGTTTTGGTCGAGATCGTTGCCGCTGCCCTGCAACGCAATTATCCTGACGTGACGGCGGAGACGGTCGAGGACTTGTTGGACCTCGGCAATGCCGGGCCGGTGCTGAACGCGGTGCTGACCGGTTCGGGTCTTCGATCGCGGGCACGCCCATCGGGGGAAGCCTTAGCCCCCGAGCTGGTCTCGGGGGCCACGACTACTTCGACCGCGACGATAGCTGGGGGCATATCTACGGCCTCCTCGCCACCGCCTGTGGATACAGTTATCCGATAATCGACGCGATGACGCTCTTCGATGTCGAAGAGCTGACGCGTTACTGGATAGACCACCCACCGCTGCATCTAATGGTCGCGGCCTATCTCGGTATCGATAAGGCCCGACGCAGACGCGCGGTGCCGCCGAGTCTAAAGGCTGCACCGGAGGCAGATCCCGACCCCAAAATTGTGCAGCTACTTGCCGATTTGGGCCCAGCATTCGCGATCGGCGACGTCCACAGAGGGCTAAGCCCTGTCGTGCTCGATTTTACCGAGCTGCGGCGGAGAAGCAAGATCGTGGGCTGATCATGTGGGGCATGGCGGTGTAGCGAAAATCGGGGCGCTTCGGAGCGCCCTTTTTTTGTCGAGAGGACGGCGTGGCGGATATCGAAACCAGTGTTGCCATTACCGCACAGACCGACGACCTCCAGTCGGGAATGTCGGCCGCGGCTGATGCGGTAGAGGCAGCTACCGGGGCAATGAGAGCCCAATTTGGCGATCTCGGCGCCGCCGCGCAGCAGGCGCAGGCTCATATCGGCGCCGCGGCGGCGCAGATCGGGTCAACGGTCAACGCATTACAGGCCAGGACAGCCAGCCTTGTCGGGGGCGTAGGCGGGGCGACCAATCAAACCGGCAATTCCTTGGGCCAGTCTCCAGGGATCTCCGTGAGCCAACGAGGCGGGGCAGGAAGCGGCGGTACGACAAACCGACTCCCAACCTGGCGCACAGAACTGCAAGGTCAACTTGCAGCAGAGCAATCGTTCTTCAGCGATTCGAAGGCAGAGGAGCTGGCATTTTGGCAGGACAAGCTGGCGCTGACCGAAGCAGGATCTAAAGAGCAGCTTGCAGTCGAGACCAACATTTATCAACTCGAAAAGCAGCTCGCGGTGCAGAACGAGCGGGATACGCTCGCCTCGCTCGCTGCCGATGGAAAAGTCACGGATGCCGCTTATACCCAAAAGAAAGCGGCAATCGAGCAGCAGG